GGTCGGCGAAGGGCTCGACACCCGGACCAGAACCTGATCAACCAAGGAGTCCAGATGCACACCGATCGTACCGACACCACCGAGCGCCCCGGCTGCGCCGCCGCCGCGGCTGGTGTCCACTGCTCGCCGCGCTGCTACAGCAGCCGTGGCCGGGACTGTGAGAACCCGTTGCGGCCGGCGGCAGAGCCCGCGTCGCCGGCCTACTCCTGCGACGGCTGCGGCCGTACCTTCCCGGAGCCCCCGCAGATGTGGCGCGACCGGTGCGGCTGGTGCCGGTGGGGTACCCCGGACGGATTGCCGCCCACCTGCAGGCACTGCGGACTGGCGACCGGCACCACGGACCCGTGTTGCTCCGCCTCGCTCGGTCTTTCCGACGATACCGAGGCCGCTGAGCCGGACTACTGGCAGGCCCTCGCCGCTGACCTACGTGCGGTGGCTGACCGGATCGGCTCTCTCGCCGGCACGCCGGCCCACGTCAGCTATGTCACCGTCGGCATCTGCGCCGGCCTGGTGCCGTCGGAGGCGCCGGACGGCACCACGACTGTTGATGCCATCGCCGGGGTGTTTGGCGGCTCGGCGAGTACCGGCCACCACAACGGGTCTCCCTTGTGGGAGCACCGGTCCGACGCGCAGGTGGGGGAGGTCGTGCTGTCCGCGTTCGCGGCCGTGCCGCAGCCGGTTGAGGACGAGTTGCGGGCCGAGGTGGCCGCGCTGCGCGCCCAGCTCGCCGAGGGCGGTGCCCGATGAGCGCCCCGGAGTGCGACGCCTGTCGACGCAGGGCGCTTTGGCGGATCCATCCCGCCTGCTCGTGTGTCCTGCGCCCGCTCGGCGGGGCGGATCGGCACTGGTACTACGCCTGCACGCCGCACATCGGATCGGTGACCCGGCTCTTCACCGAAAATCACGAGCAGCACGTAGGCCAGACCGCGTCCGAGGTGGTCATTTCGGAGGTGCCCAAATGAGCGCCCCGACCTGGCCACTCACGGCCGACGCCGATCCAATCACCGTTCCGGACCTGGGCTGCGGGCATCTGCCCGGGGAGCCCCACGACGGCTCCTGCAGCTACTGGCGGGGNGTCGCGGCCGGCGAGTACCCGCCGCCGCCGGAGATGCCGGTGACGCTGCCGCCGCACTGCCCCGGCCTGCTGCCGCTGACTGATCCGGCGCTGCGGGAGGTGGCCTGACATGGCACGCCACGAGCAGACCCACTCCGGTCCCGGGGTGTGCCCCGGCTGCCTGACCGTTCCCGGCCGCACCCATGGCCCGGCGTGTCCGGCGGTGGAGGGCCCCCGCCACGCTGCCGCGCCGCATCCGCACGCAGACACCGTCCGCATCGTCACTGCCCTGCTGGTCGGCGTGCCGATCGGTGCCGCTATCTACCTCCTGGCCGCCCTGCTGATCTGGAGCCTCACATGACCGACGACATGGTGCGGGAACTGGCCGCCGCCCTCGACGCGGCCGACGCCGAGCGGGCCCGCCTCCAGGACGCGCTGGACGTCGCCACGGCCGCCTACCAGCGGCGTACCCGGCAGGCCCGCCAGTGGCGGGACCTGGCCCGCGGGCTGTCCGACGACCTGCGGCAGGCCCGTGACGACCGGGACCGGGCGATCAGCACCTCCCAGCAGCTACGGGTGGGCCTGGTGGCCGCGCGGGAGCGGCTCGCCGGCCGTGAGGAGGCGGGCCGGTGAGGGGCCTACGAGACGAGATCGGGGATGTCATCTCGCCCCACGTCAGCAGTTGCAAAGAGGGCGGTTGCGGCTGGTGCGCTGAGGCGATGAGTCGGGCCGATGCCGTGCTCGACACCGTCGCGCGGTGGCTCACCGATCCCGGCCGCGACTGGCGTGCGGGGCTGGCCGTCGCTGAGGCGTGCGCCGGATGCGCGGACGGAATCGACCCGGAGCGTGCCGTCAACGCCGTGCTCGCCGAGTTGGCCGCAACGATCCGGCCGGCCGTCCCTCTCGGTCATCGCCGGCCGCTGGCCGACCGTTACGCCGAGCTCCCGGACGGGGGCATGTCATGACCGTCAGTCATCGGCTCACCTGCACCGCCGATTCCCGCACCGAGAGCATCCCGGTAGAGCAGGCCCGGGTAGCCGGCTGGCGCAGTGGCGTCACCGCTGGCGGGCGGTGGGTCGCCTACTGCCCCGAGTGCACCGGGGTGGACGCCGGCTACTGGGACCTGCGGACCCCCGACATCGCCAGCTGTGTCACCTACGACCTGCCTGAGCACCGGTGGGATCCCACCGACCGGCTGCACCTGTACGGCGCCAGCCAGTGTCCCGACTGCATCCGCGTCGACCTCGACGAGGACCGGCGCCTCGACCATCTCGACGAGCAGGAGGCGGCATGACCGAGTTGCGTACCCGTAAGCCCACCGGCCGCGTGCCGTGGCCGCTGATCCTGATCGAGGGCGGGGAGAAATCCGGGAAGTCCTGGGCCTGCGCCCAGTTCAGCACTAGTCCGCGGATCGGTCAGACGTACTGGATCGACCTCGGTGAAGGGGCCGCCGACGAGTACGGCGCTATCCCGGGCGCGGACTACCTCGTCGTAGAGCATGACGGCACCTGGGGGCAGATCCAGGAGTCTGTCGAGGCGGTCAAGGCCGAAGCCCAGCGTGCGGCCGACGCCGACGAGCCGCCGGTGGTGTTGGTCATCGACTCGATGACCGCTGAGTGGGACATGCTCAAAGACTGGGCGTCTGACAAGGCCCGCCGACGGCACAACGCCAAGGCCAAAAGGTACAACCGGCCGCAGTTGGCCGCCGACGACGAGCCGACCATTTCCATGGATCTGTGGAACGAGGCCGGCACCCGGCACCGCAGGTTGATGACCACGTTGATGACCTTCCCGGGCATCGTCGTGGTGACCGCGCGCGGTAAAGAGGTTGCCGCGCTCGATGAGGCCGGTAGGCCGATCGAGCGGCAACGTGATTACCGGGTCGAGGGTCACAAGACGCTCGGGTTCGACGTGTCGTGCTGGATCCGTCTGGACCGGTCCAAGCCGGGGACGGTGATCGGTGTCCGGTCGGCGCATGTCGGGATCCGACCCGGCTACGACCAACCGATTGAGTTGGCCGCCGACTGGTCGATCGAGCGCATCGTGTTCGACACGCTGCGATGCTCGCCGGTCGCCCGGGACCTGGTGGCGTTGCAGCCAGCCGACCCGGATATCGACGAACAGCCCGGTCTGCCTGCCGCGTTGTCGGCCGCCGCTACCGGCCTGCTCGAGGACCTGGGGCAGGCCGTGAATGAGGCCGGGCTGCGCCGAGTGTGGCGGGCCGCCGGCGAAGCGCAGAAGGACAGCCGGATCAGCCCCGCCGAAGGCGCCCACTTCGAGGCCCGCTGGAAGGCCCGCAAGGACGAACTGTTCCCGCCAGAGCGGAAGACCCCGGCTAGCGACCCGGCCCGCCGACGGATGTTCGCCCTGCTCGGTCAGGCCGACATCACCGGCCGCGACGACCGACTCGCGTACGTCAGCGACATCACCGGCCGGGAACTGGCCAGCACCAATGACCTGACCGACGACGAGGTCCGGCGGGTAATCGAACAGACCGAGTCGCACCTCACGCAAAACACCCCACCCGCCCAGAACGATGTGGAGATGGCCGGATGAACCGCACCGAACGCGTCCAGGAAGTCCTGCGCCTCGAAGGGCTAGCCGACGCGGCGAAGAAACGCGCCGCCGCGCACCGCGGTGTCCTCGACACCGAGGCCCGTGCCGAGCTGGAGCAGCACGGCACCGCCCCGTCCTGGCGGCTACCCGACATCGGCACCGTAGCCCTGGCCGTGTCACAAGAGGCCCCGGTGGTCTGCGACCTTGCCGCGCTGACGCAGTGGTGCCTCGTGCGCTATCCGTCCGAGGTGGAGACGGTCCCGCAACTGCGGGCAGGGTTCCCGGCCGCCCTGGCGCAGCGGGTGGTGTGCGAGGGAGATGTGGTCGTTGACCCCCGCACGGGAGAGATCGTGCCGGGAATGACGGTCCGCCCAGGCGGGGTACCTCAAACGCTGTCGATCCGGGCGTCTCGGGATGCCCGGGCGGTGTACGCCGCCGCCGCCGAACAACTCCTGCAGGGACTGGCGCTGGTAGCGGCGGAGGTGCCGGGCCACCTGGACCCGTCCGATGTCCCGGACGGTGCCCAGTGAGCCACGCAGATCCGTACTACGGCAACGCCGCCGAGGTAGAGCACGTGTGGGCTCGACCGCCGTCGCCCGGCTGCGACGCCTGCGGATGCTGCACCGCTGCGCTGTGCGCTACCGCCGCCGAGCGGGAGCTGCCGTGCTGGGCGCTGGTGTCCGCCGGGCCGGCGGTGATGGATGTCAGCGGGTGCCCGTGCGCCCCGGTGGCCGGCAAGGGCCGGCCGTGATCCGCGACCGCGACGCCGCCCTCGGCGGGCCGGTGCGGGAGCCGGGCTGGTGCGGGTGCGGGCACCCGGAGCCGCTACACACACTACGGGCGGACCACCGCCGGGGCGGCTGCTCCACCTCGACGTGCGGATGCGGCGGCTACGAGCCCGGGGCCGGTGTCATGCCGGCCCCGGCCGGGCCGCCCCGTCTCCTGCCGGACCTGGACGCCATGGCCAGCCGGTACGCCGTGTACGCCGACGCCCGAGACGGCGGCCGGCAGCCAGACGCCGCCCTGCTCGCTGCCGCCGTGGCCGACGACGTACCTGGATGGACCGCCGAGGTGGCACGCCTGGAGACGCTACGGCGGGAGCTGGCCGCCGAGCTGGACCGGCTCCAGGGCGGGGCGTGATGGACAGCAGCACCTACGCAGACCAGCTCGCCGCCGTCGCCGCCGAACTGGTCGTGCGGGTCCGCGACGACGACCCGCAGGCCAACGCGCGGTGGCTCGCCGCGACGCTGCCCGACCCAGGCGACCGGGAACGGCTGCTGTACGTCCTCGCCGCCGCCGTCCCGGACGACCGGCCGTGGCTGCACCTGACCGCTTGGACAGTCACACCACGGCCGGCCCGCGGTCCACAGCCGTGTGGGACGCCGGCCGCCGCGAAGCGGCACCGAGAACGCGACGAAAAGCCGTGCGAACCGTGCGAGACCGCCGAGCGGGAGGACTGGAGGCTCCGCAAACGCGACCAGCGCGCCCGCCACAAGACCACCCCCTGACCGGTTGGGCCGGCCCCGGGAGGGGCGGGGCCGACCCAACCACCCCCGCACAGAACAGCGCATAGATAGGACGTCGAGGATCGATGAGTGTCCGGGTAATGACCTGGGTGTGGGAACAGTCGCGGTCGACCAAAACTGACCGTCTAGTCCTGCTCGCCATCGCCGATTGCGCCGCGGATGACGGCAGTAACGCCTACCCGAGCATGGCCGAGTTGGTCCGTAAGACCGGGCTGACCGATCGGGGTGTGCAGAAGGCCATCGCCCGTCTGGTCGAGCTCGGCGAGTTGGTTGTGGGGCGCAACAGCGGCCCGAAGGGCTGTAACCGCTACCGCGTCGTCATGCCTACCCCCGAACACCGTTCACCCCCGAACGCCGTTCGCCCCCCGAACGATGTTCCCCCGAACACCGTTCGGCCCCCCGAACACGGTTCACCCCTACCCCCGAACGCCGTTCGGGTCACCCCCGAACGGCGTTCACCCGGAACCGTCCTTGAACCGTCAATAGAACCGTCAGTAGAACCTTCTCCTTCGTCGCACCCGACGAAGGACGTCGCGATCCCCGACCGAATCGACGTCGAGCAGATCTGCCGCCACCTCGCCGACCGCATCGAAGCCAACGGCTCCAAACGCCCCACCATCAGCAAGGCGTGGCGCGACGCCGCCCGACGACTCATCGACCGCGACGGCCGCACCGTCGACCAGATCACCCGCTGCATCGACTGGTGCCAAGACGACCAGTTCTGGCGCTCCAACATCCTCTCGATGCCCAAACTCCGCGAAAAGTACGACCAACTCCGCCTCACCGCCCAACGCAGCCAGGCTCCCCGACCATCCACTACCGACCAGCGGGTTAACGCCGCCCTCGAACTCGCCGCCCGCTACGCCGCCGAGGAGGCGTCATGACCAAAACCGAGGTAGCGCTCATCCTCGCCGCCGCCGCAGCCCGCGACCTACGCACCGTCGGAGATGCCGACGTCCTCGCCTGGCACGAAGACCTCCACGACATCACCTACCCCGAGGCCCGCGACGCCCTCCGACGCCACTACCGCGACAGCACCGACCGGATCATGCCAGCGCACATCCGCCACCACACCCACACCATCCGCGACGAACGGCGCCGCCAGGTCGCCCACCAGGTCCGCGCCCTGCCATCGCGATACGAAAACGACGCCACCCGCGACGCACGGGCCGCCCGCGGCGCCGAACTGTGCCGACAAGCCATCGCCGCCGCCCTCGGTGAGACGGCCGACGAAGAGCCACCCCCACCGCTGACGCCATCCGACGAAATCCGCCAACGGGCCCTCGACCGCGCCCACGCCGAACGGAAAACCGGCCGGGTGCCGGGCCTGTCGTCCGTCGGCGACGTCCTAAACCAAATCGTCCGCCGCAAGTCCGCCTGAGGAGATGCCATGACCCAGCACGTCAACCTGCCCATCCACGGCGAGTGCGACCAGGCGCAGCGTGCGCTCACCGACGTGTGGGCCGCCCTCGGCCGGGCCGGCTGCCACAGCCCCCTCGCCACCGCCGCCGAGCTGATCGACCAACTCGCCGCCGACCGGGCATGGTCCCGCTCCGCCCTCGGCGAAGCCCAAGAGCTGATCGACCAACTCGCCGCGCAGCGGCACCGCGCACGCGCCACCCTCGCCGACGCCCGCGACCTGATCGCCACCCTCGACGACGTGGTCGAGCAGCTCGACGAGGTACGGGCGCGGTACGCCGCCCGCCCCGGTTCCGCTGCCGGCAGCGCGCACGACGTGGGGACCCTGATCCGCTACTGCGTCTACCCGGGATGTCACCGGAGCTATCGCGCAGATGTCGGCCCACAGGACCGCGGCTGGATGCGTCTGCGTGGCCTCACGGTGCTCTGCCCGGACCACAGCACCGCCGCCACCGGCGGCACGCAGGACACCGCGCCACCCGCTGAGAGCCACACACAGGCCCGTGTAGGCCCCGAGCGGGACCGTGACACCACATGCCCCCAGCCGAGATGCAGGCGTTCCTCGACCACTCCACGGCGGAGTGGCGGGCCGCCCGCGCCGCCGAGGAACGCGTGGAGGTCATCCGTGACCTCCTGCTCCACCCTTCGCCCAGGTCGACCGTTCGGCTGTCGATCATGCCAGCCCAGGCAGAGTTCCGGCCCCGAGGAGTTCACGCATGAGTAGCAACTGGTGCGGCGGCAGCACCAGCGCCGTGACACCGCACCATCTCCACGCCACCGCCGCCGCCTGGTCCATCCACACCGCCAGACAGCAGCTCGCCACGCTCGCCGCCGCCGAGGCCCGGCACCGAGGCGACACCCTCACCGCCGCCGCGCCGATCCTGCGTAGCCCCATTCACGGCACCATCCACCCGATCGGGGGACACGCTGACCCTGTCGCGACGCTGACCGCCGACCGGCCCGCACCGCGCACCCAGACGTGGGCGGAGCGCATCCAACGCCTGGACGGCCGGCTGACGTGGCTCGCCGGCATGTACCGGCTCCCCGCCGGGCGCGACCCGCTGGAACGCATCCTCACCGCCCTACCCGCCCTCACCCTGCCGCCCCGCGCCCTCACCCTCCTCGCCTCGCACCTCGCCGACGAGGACGAGCTGGTCCGCGGCTGGCTCAACCAGCCGCCCTACCGCACGCGGATACCCGGCGACTGCCCCGGATGCCAGCAACGCTCCCTGGAGGCGAACACCGCCGGACCCACCACCGCCCGCACCGTCATATGCGCCGCCGACTGCCGACACACCCCCGACTGCCGGTGCCCCGGCGGCGTGGAGGGCGTACGGCACATCTGGCCCCGACATGCAGTCGTCACAGATCCGCCGTAAACGTCGGTCGGAATCCACGCACCAAGGCCCAGCGCTCTGCCTCGATCAACAGGTTGCCGATTTCATCTATCGAGCAATCTCTCATACGCACAATCCCCGCAAAAATAAGCATCTTTAACCCCACCACTCTCCCCTCCGGAATAGCAGACAAATCCACGCTCTCCCCGAGAGCCGAGCGCAAAACCAGCTCCACTTCCCCTACACTCATTCGAGGATCCGGGAACCGCCTAACCATCTTTCGAGACAACTTCCTTACGTCCGGCAGCGTCGGGGGAGCCGTAAAGTGCGTATCCAACGCTACTGCCAGTGCGCCGTTAACCAAACCGTCCGCATCTCGCCAGCGCGTCGACACCAGCTGCGCTTGGATCTGGTCCCGATATTCACTGTCGCGAAGAATCGTAGCCATCATAAAATGCGCTATTAGCGATCGAGGACTGACGGCTTCACTCATCTTCGATGCCTCCCCTATACACTCTGAAGATAGTGCCATGCCCGACGTCGTCGCCGAGTTGGGCAACGCAGACCCCGGGCACCAGTAGGGACATACGCTCGAACCATGATCAGTCTTGTCGGCCACCGCTACGGCACCGCCGCGCAGATCGCCCACGCCCTCGGCCCCGACATCACCGCCGCCCGGGTCCGTGACTGGGCCCGCCGCTCCCGCCGCACCAGTGACAAGCTGCACGGCCTCCTGCCCGCCCACCACCTACCCGGGCAAGGACGCGGCACCACCTGGTACCGCTACGACCAGGCCGCCCACGTGGAGATGCTCACCCGAACCACCGGCCGGGGCCGGGCGCGTGTCGAGTTGACGGCGGCCGCCTGACCGAGCAATCATGTTTTCACACATCCACCGCATAGGCGGAGTGTGCCCAAGGCCCGGCCGACCACTCAGTGGCGCCGGGCTTTCGCGTACCCACAGACCGGAACGCGACCAGGGCGAGGCGGGCAGGTCGCAGGCTGGGACGGCCTGCCCGCACCAACCCCACGCGAAGCCCACCCCCCCACCTCGGACCGGGCAAGGCCCGGGACGGAGCGACACACCATGACCGCCCGACCAGTCACCCAGGCCGACTACGACCGAGTCCGCGAACTGCACGCCCAGGGCGTGTCTCGCAACGAGATCGGCCGGAAAATCGGCCGCTCCGGACGCACCATCAGCCGCCTCGCTCAAGAGCTGGGTCTGTCCTTCGAGCGGTCCGGCGCGACCGCCAAGGCCACCGAAGCGCGCAAAGCCGACGGCGCTGCCCGCCGCGCACAACTACACGTTGACGCCCTCCAGGCCGCCCAGAAACTCATGGCGCAGATGTTCGCTCCGGCCCTGGTCTACAACTTCGGCGGTCGGGAAAATGACTACAACTCGACCACGTTGGAAGAGCCGCCGTTCGCCGACAAACGCAACATCGCCAACGCGATCCAAGCCCTCGCCGGCACAGCACTCAAGCTGGCCGAGTACGACAAGGCCGCCGGCAGCGACGACGAAAAGGGCATGCTGTTGGAGCTGCGCGACCAGCTACGCGCCGCCCGCAACCAGGCGAGGTCCACCGATGGTGGTTAACCTGCGCGCCCTGCCCCTGTCCGAGAAGCAGACCGACTACGTGGTCGACTCCAACGCGTTCGTAAACCTCGCCGAGGGCGCCGTCCGATCCGGGAAGACCGCCTCCGGGCTGCTGCGCTGGCTGATGCAGGTAGCCGATGCTCCCACCAGCGGCGATCTGGTGGTGTGCGCGAAGACCTACGACACAGCCGTACGGAACATTTTCAACCCGCTACGCGACTCCCGACTGTTCGGCCCGCTGTCCAAGGCCACCACCTACACCCGGGGAGCACCGACAGCGACGATCCTCGGCCGCACCATCGAGGTCATCACCTTCAACGACGAACGCTCCGAAAACCGGCTCCGCGGCATGACCTGCGCGTCGGCCTACGTTGACGAGTGGTCGCTGATGCCGCAGAGCTTCCACGAACAGCTACTCGCCCGCTGCTCTCTCGACGGCGCCCAACTGTTCGGCAACACGAACCCGGACAACCCGCGGCACTGGCTGAAAGCCAACGGCATCGACGAAGCCCGCCCCGGTGGGCGGCTGCACGGTGACTGGGCGATCTGGCATTTCGGCCTCGATGACAACCCGTTCCTATCCGAGCGGGTCAAGAATCGGTATCGACGACAGTACAAGGGCCTGTGGTACCGGCGGATGATCCTCGGCCAGTGGGTTATGGCCGAGGGCGCGGTCTACGAAGGCTGGGACCCGGACAGGCACGTGGTCAGCGAGCTACCGCACATCACCCGTTGGGTTTCCCTCGGCGTGGACTACGGAGACGTCAACCCGTTCGCCGGACTGCTACTGGGTGTCGGTGACGACGGCCGCCTGTACCTGTGCCGGGAGTGGCGGTGGGACTCCAAACAGCGGATGCGGCAGCTCACCCAGGCCGAATACTCGGCGCGGCTACGTAGCTGGCTCGACAATATGCGTGTCCAGCCTGAGTGGGTGTGCGTCGACCCGGCCGCCGCCGGCTTCCGCCACCAACTCTTCCGCGACGGCCTCATGCCGGTCGCCGCCGACAACGACGTCCTTGACGGCATCCGACTCATCGCCTCACTGCTCGCCGAGGGTCTGCTTTTCGTGCACGAGTCGTGCGAGGGCTGGATCGCCGAAATACCCGGCTATGTGTGGGACGACAAAGCTGCCCTCCTTGGCGAGGACAAGCCGATCAAGGTCGGCGACCACTCGTTGGATGCCGGCCGGTACGCGATCAAAACCCCCGAGGTGCTGTGGCGCCCGCTGCTGCGCTCCGTCCAGCACCTCGACGCCTGAGCTGACCATCGGACCCGAGGAGGGCCGCCCCGTGCCGCTGCCCAACGGCGACGCCGAATGGCCACCCCGCGACCTCAAGCCGATCCTCAATCAGCTTGAGGAGTGGGACGCCTGGTACTCCGGCGACCCGCAACGCCTGCACGCCTACTACGCGGCGAACATCGCCCGCTGGAGTCCGCGCCCTGTTCAGTACGCCGGAGGCGTCGGCGGGTGGCTCGCCCGCCTCTGGTGGGGGCGGCCCGCCACGACCGGCGAGCCACCCGACAAGCTGCACATCCCGGTGGCCGCCGACCTGGCCACCACCAGCGCCGATCTGCTTTTCAGCGAGCCGCCGAAGGTCGTCACGGATGACAGCGGCACGACGGCATGGCTGGAGCAGGCCGGCGACCAGTTTCAAGCCGCGCTGCTGTGCGCCGCGGACGTGCAGGCGGCGCTCGGCGGCGTCTACCTCCGCGTCGTCTGGGACCGCGACGTCTCCGACCGGCCGTGGATTGCCTCCGTGCACGCCGACGCGGCCGTACCTGAGTGGCGCTATGACCAGCTGTACGCGGTCACGTTCTGGCGGGAGCTGCAAACCGACGGGCAGCAGGTGATGCGGCACCTAGAACGACATGAGCCGGGCGGCATCATCCACGGCCTGTTCGTCGGCGGCCTGACCGCCCTCGGCCGGCGAGTGCCGCTGACTGAGCATCCGGAGACCGCGGGCCTCGCCGCGCAGGTCACCGCCAACGGCGACACGATCGAGACCAGCACGCAGCGTCTCACCGCCGCCTATGTCCCGAACCAGATGCCGTCACGCAGGTGGAGGGCGACACCGGCGGGCGCCAACCTCGGCCGCTCCGACTACGAGGGTGTCGAGCCGCTGATGGACAAGCTCGACTTCGTGTGGTCGGCGTGGATGCGAGACATTGACCTGGCCAAGGGCCGGCTGATCGTGCCGTCGTACATGCTCCAGTCCCAGGGCCCCGGCGGCGGCGCGACCTTCGACGTCGACCAGCGGCTGTTCACCCCTGTGCATGACCTGCCCGGCTCCGGGGCCGGTATCACGGTCAGCCAGTTCGCGATCCGCGTCGAGGAGCATTCCCGGTCGGCGAACGAGCTGCTGGAGCAGATCCTCCGCGACGCCGGCTACAGCCAGCAGACGTTCGGCATCGCCGGTGAGGCCGCGGCGACCGCCACCGAGATCCAGTCCCGGGAACGGCGCAGCCTCGTGACCCGGGCGAAGAAGGCCCTCTACTGGCGGCCGGGCCTGTCGTCCGTCATCGCCGCGCAGTTGGAGATCGCCCGTACCGCGTTTCGTGCTGCGGTGACACCGCAGCCACCAAAGATCACCTTCGCGGACAGTGTGCAAGAGGATCAACAGCGGCTCGCGACCACCGCTGACCTACTGCGCCGCGCCGAAGCAGCGTCCACGGAGACGCTGGTGCAGCTGATTAACCCGGACTGGGACGGACCCCAGGTCGATAAGGAGGTCGCCCGGATCCAGGCCGAGACGGGCCAGCAGGTGCAGGATCCAGGCACGTTCACCGGGAGGTAAGCCATGCCGGAGCGCGCTCACCTCGCCGACCAGCTCGCCCGCACTCTCGTCGACCTGTACGCCGAGCTGGAAACCCGGCTCGCCACCGACCTGGCCCGCCGTTTCGCCGCAGGCATGGACCGCCCCGACCGCCCCGACTGGGCCGACGAGAAACTCGCCGCGATCGGCACCGTGCGCCGCTGGGCGCAGACCCTGCTTGACCGGCTCGATGGGCCCCTCGCCGACCGGGTCGCCCAAGCGGTGATCCTGGCGTGGATGCGCGGCGGCCGAGACGCGCTCGCGGAGCTGGCCCGCGTGCAGGACACCCACCCGGACTGGCTCGCCCGCGCAGGCCTCGCCGACCTGCCGCCAGGGCTGCAAGAGATGGTCAACGCCCGACGGGCAGGCCTCGCCGCCGAGCTGGCCCGCGTCGCCACCCACATGCCGGGCGCTGCCGCGATCAACCGGCTCGTGCTGTCGCTGGTTAGCACGCTACGGGGCACGCACCTGCGGATCCTGCGCTGGACCCTCGACGCCTACCGGGACGTCATCGCCCACGCCGCCGCGCCCGACGTTCTCGCCGGCCTGGCCAGCCGCCGACGCGCCGCTCAAATCGCCTGGGAGCAGCTACTCTCCCGCGGCATCACTGGGTTCGTGGACCGGGCCGGCCGCCGCTGGCAGCTGGCCTCCTACGTGGAGATGGCTACCCGCTCCACCGTCGCCCAAGCCCTCGTGGAGGGCCATTTGGACCGGCTGGGCGCCGCCGGGCTGGACCTGGTCATGGTCAGCAACTCGCCGCAGGAGTGCGCCAGGTGTCGACCCTGGGAGGGTACGGTGCTCTCCCGGTCCGGGCCGGCCGGGCGACGCACCGAGCACGTTGCCTCGGCCACGGCCGAGGACACCGTCGCCGTCGAGGTGGCCGGCAGCGTCAACGAGGCCGTCCGAGGCGGTCTGCTGCATCCGAACTGCACGCACCGGCTCACCGCCTACCTACCCGGCGCCACGAGGCCGCCGACGCACACCGCCAACCCGCAAGGCGACCGCGACCGGCAGCGCCTGCGGGAGCTGGAGCGTCGGGTGCGCCGCGCCAAACTCCGCGAGGCCGCCGCGATCGACCCGGCCGCCCGCCGCGCCGCCGCGGCGAAAGTCCGCGCCGCTCAGGCCGCGATCCGCGCCCACGTCGACGCGACCGGGCTGATCCGGCAACGCCCACGCGAGCAGATCGGCGTGGCCCGATAGTCGTCCCCGGACCGTCCGGGGCAGCACCCAACCCGAGGAGTCGATCGTGACTCAGCCCGCCCCGCAGCCGCCCGCCGGGCCGTCGCCGCAGCCACCCGCCCCGCAAGGGCAGGCTGGCCAGCAGCCGCCGCCCGCCGCGCCGCCCGCGTCGCCGGCACAGCCCCCACCGTCCGCCCCGCAGCCGCAGCCGCAGCCGTACGGCAGCCCGCCGCAGACCCCGCCCCAGCAGCCACCCACGCCGCCGCAAGGCTGGACCCCGCCACCGACCGGCTGGCAGGGCCCGCCCTTCCCGGAATGGCAGCCGCCGCCGGGTCAGCCGCCCGCACCGCCGTACACCCCCGCTCCGACCGGGCAGCCGCCGGCACCGTCGGACCTCGTCCCGCCTCAGCCGCTGTCGCCCCCTCCAGCCGGTCAGCCGGACAACGACGGTGGCGGCTACGACCTGTCCCGGCTACCCAAGGCCGCCCGAGAGGAGATCGAGCGGCTCCGGAGTCAGGTGTCCGAGCGGGACACGCAACTGCGGACCGCGACCGCCTCCCAGCACGCCGGGACCGCCGCCGGGCAGGCAGGGGTCAACCCAGCCGCGCTGCTCGGCTCGACCGCATGGCAGCAGGCCGCTGCCGGCCTGGACCCGGCCGCCCCGGACTACGCGCAGCGTCTCGCCTGGACCATCCAGACGATCGCCGCGCAGAACCCGTGGATGGCCGCCCAGCCCGCCGGCCTGCCCCAGCCGCAGCTGCCGGCCCGCTCCGGCGGCCACTTCGGCGGCGCACCGACCGCTGCAGCGATGAGCCTCGACGAGCAGATCACCGAGGCGCAGAAGGCCGGTAACTGGCGCAAGGTCATCAGCTTGCAGAACCAAAAGCTGACGGCCGCCCACCAACAGCAACCGCAGTAGGCCCCGGCCGAGTCCAGGGCTCTCTCGACCTAAGGAGCACACCGTGGCCGGAAGCATCACCGGGCTCGGCACCACCTATGACCTGCCCAACTACACCGGGGTCCTCTACCAGCTCACCCCGAGCGACACCCCATTCTTCTCCGCGATCGGCGGGCTCACCGGTGGCGGGCAGACCGACGCCAACGAGTTCGAATGGCAGACCTACGACCTACGCGCGGCCGGGCAGAACACCGCGCTGGAGGGCGCGGATGCCCCAACCGAGGAGAACCGGGTCCGCGCCAACGTGTCCAACATCGTGCAGATCCACCACGAGACCGTCGGCGTGTCCTACACCAAGCTCGCCGCCGTCCAAGCCAAGGCCGGCATCAACAACGCGCTAGCCAACCCGGTCACCAACGAGCTCGACTGGCAGGTCGAGCAGATGCTCAAGCAGATGGCGCGGGACATCGAGTACAGCTTCATTCAGGGCACCTACGTGAAGCCGGCGGACAACTCGACCGCCCGCAAGACGCGCGGCATCCTCGAAGCGACCACCACCAACGTGGTCGCGGCGGCGGCTGCTGCGCTGACCGAGACGATGGTGCTCGACCTGCTCCAGTCGGTGTGGGTGAACGGCGGCATCCAGGAGTCGGAGACCGCGACCCTGATGTGCAACGCCGTCCAGAAGCGAGCCCTGACGACGATCTTCGTCACGAACAAGAACTACCGGGAACAGTCGCGCAACGTCGCCGGAGTCAACGTGCAGACGATCGAGACGGACTTCGGTCGGCTGAACCTGATGCTCAACCGGCACATGCCCGCCGACGCGCTGTCTGCGGTGTCGCTGGAGCAGTGCATGCCCGTCTACCAGGAGATCCCCGGCAAGGGGCACTTCTTCGCTGAGCCGCTGGGCCGCACCGGAGCGAACGACCGCAGCCAGCTCTACGGCGAGGTCGGCCTCAAGTACGGCAACGAGAAGACCCACGGCAAGATCACCGGCCTGGCGACATCATGATGACATTCCGCTGCGACCGGTACCCGCAGCTTCAGGTGTGGACCGAGGCCGGGACGGTGCACTTCCGTGACGGGCAGGCCGAAGTGCCCAACATCGTGCAGGCCGAGACACTACGCGGCCTGGGAAACGAGTATGGCGTGGTCGAGGTCAGCCCCGCCGAGCCCGACGCGCCGAACGAGCCGCCCGCACCATCGGCGGTCAAGGCCGAATGGGTCGGCTACGCGGTCAGGGTGCACGACGCCGACCCGGACGAGGCCGAGGCGCTCACCAAGGCCGACCTGATCGAGAAATACGGGCCGAAGCCCGAGTGAGGAGGCAGCAGCGTGGCGTACGCAACCGAGGCAGAGTTGGCCGCCTACCCGGTGACGGTGCCGTCCGGCGCGTCCGCCGCGCTGCTGCTCACCCGAGCTAGCAGGGATGTCGACAGGGCACTGCTGACCGCCGTCTACGACGCGACGGATGCGGACGTGATCGCCGCCCTACGCGATGCCACGTGTGAGCAGGTCGCCGGGATGATCGCCGCCGGGGACATTACCGGCACCGGTGCCATGCCCCCGACCGCGAGCTTCGCGATCGGGAAGGTCAGCGTTGTGCGTGGCGGGCAGGGTGCCGGCGGATCCAGCCAACAAGCGCGCAAGGTCAACGGCTTGTGGCCGCAGGCATGGCAGGCGCTCCAGGCCGCCGGACTGACCGGGCACGGACCGCAGGAGCCCTGGCATGGACTGGGCTGACTTCATCGCCGTTCACATCCCCACGCCGGCCACCATCTCGGTGCAGGCGTACGAGGGATCCGGCGCCTACGGTGACGTGCTCGCCGCCCCGGCCGATGTCACGCCGTGCGTGGTGGAGCAGTCCCGCCGCCTGGTGCGGGTGCAAACCCAGGACGCAGCCGGCACCGAGCAGGTGTCGTCCACCACCGTCTACTGCCCATCGGACACCGTCTGCCCGCCCGGATCCCGGGTCACCTGGGCTGGGCGCACGTCGCGGGTGCTGGCCCGCTCCGACCTATCCGCACACGGCCTGGACCTGCCGGAGCACGTCGAGCTGAACCTGGAGTAGCCGATGGCCGACGACTTCCGGCTGGAATGGGACGGAGACAGGGTGCTCGCCGCACTATCCGACGCCAGCATGGACGGCCTCCTGGTCGCCGGCGAACACCTGCTCCAGGAGTCCTCAACCCTCGTGCCGCACGAGGAGGGCGACCTGGAGCGGTCGGGCGAGGTCACCACCGACCCCGGCTCCGGCACCGTCGCTGTTTCCTACGACAGGCCATACGCCGGCCGGCAACACGAGGATATGACGTTGCGGCACGACGACGGCCGCCAAGCCAAGTACCTGGAGCAGCCGATGACAACGGAGTGGGACGTGATGCTCGCCCTCATCGCGCAGGCTGCCGGAAAGCCACTGAAGGGATGACATGGCACTCGGTGACGGCTGGACCTCCCAACTGCTGACCGGCCTCGCCGAGCTACTCCACACTGGTGACGCCGGAACCTGGCGCACATCCGGCGCCTACCAGGCCGGCGAGACAGCCATCGTCATCCGCGCCATCCCGCAGCAGCCAGACCGGCTGATCACCCTCACCGCCTACCCGCTCGGCGACGACCTGCCCGGCATGGCCGACCACACAGTGGGCGTGCAGGTGCGCTGCCGGGGACTACCCGATGACCCGCGCAGCGTCGAGGACATCGCCGACGCCGTGTACGAGCTGCTCGACAGCCTCGGCCGGACCACCCTCGGCACGGTGCAGGTCGTGGACGTGACCCGCCGCAACCACACCTCCCTCGGCCAGGACGCCAACCGCCGGTGGGAGTCGTCCAGCAACTACTACGTCGAGGCGATGCGCCCGACGCTCAATCGCACCGACTGAGAGGCAGGGCCGCGTCATGGCGACCACCCCGACCACCCGGGTCACCGAGCTGGCCCGCACGCACCGACTCGACATCGACACCGCCACCTACCCGGCCGTCGCGTACCAGCAGCTCATGGGCATCGAGGAGGCCAAGCTCCTGGAAGAGCTGCGCACCGAGGACGACGAGGTCTACGACGACACCGGGGCGATGCGGGAGGAGGTCACCGGCTACAACTGGCGCATCGAGGCCAAAATCGCCTGGTCGACCAACCTGCAGGGCAGCGCCATCGACGCCGTGCAGGCTTTCCTCCGCAGCCGTTTCAAGGCGCTGCGTACCACCTCCACCGGGAACGCCGAGTTCGGAATCCGCTGGTACAACCGCGACGGCCTCGACGACGGCGAAAGTCACGAAGGCCGCTGCTACGTCAAGTCTTGGGCGCCGTCAGGCGGTAAGGGCCGCAAGACCATCGACATCGTGCTTCAGGGGCAGGGCCAGCTCACCGACATCACTAACCCCGCCGGCTCCCTCATCCCAACGGTCACCAGTATCTTCCCGACCTCCGGCTCAACGGCCGGATCTGACCAGGTCGTAGACGTCTACGGGCAGCACTACCGGCCCAACGGCGTCACCGACGTGACAGCAGTCGACTTCGGCGCGAACCCGGCGGTCGGCTACACGGTCGTCTCCGACAGCCACATCGTGGCGATCCCGCCCGCCGGCCTCGCCGGCACCGTCCAAGTCCAGGTCACCACCACGACCGGGACCAACACGGACACGCCCGCCGACGACTACACCTACGCCTGATGGGCACCCGTCTCCACGACCTCGACGCCTACTGGTCGCCAGGGCTCACGCTGACCGTCCGAGGCCGCGAGTACACGCTGCCGCTGCCCTCCGCCGAGCTGGGCCTGTGGTGCCGCCGCCTGGCCGAGGTCACCGGAGAGGTACACAACGCCAGCAACGAGCAGGAGATACAGGCCGCCATCGCCCGCATCGAGGCCCTACCGCAGCTGCCCGGCGACCTCAGCCTGCCGGAGCGGGTCCTTGGCGACGTCTACCAGCAGATGGCCGCCAACGGCGTCGAGGACCCGTACATCCAGTTCTGCGGGCAGACCGGCTACATCTGGATCATCGGTGGAGAGGACGCCGCCGAACGGTACTGGACCTCCGGGGGCCGCCCGGAAGCCTCGGGCCCGGGAAACCGGGCCCAACGCAGGCAGGCGAACCGGAACGGGACTGGCGGGAACCGTACGGCCGAGGCCGACGCGACAGCTCGACCGGCCTCTACGAGTGGTACGACATCCCCGCCGACGCCCGGGCGCAAGAGCAGACGCCGGACGGCGCGGTGAGCTGGCCTGAACTGCTCGCACAGTGGGCACTCATCGAGGCCGACCTACACGACGTGTACGGCATCGACGTCGAAGACCGCACCCTGATGCGCACCCGGTCCTGGCGGTGGCTCCAAACACGCATCCTCGGCCTACTCACCGCCGACACCCGCACCTACCGCGCCCTCGCGCCTGAACCCGAACTCCCCGAGGTACCTGGTCGGTAGGTCAGTAGGTCGGGCAGATGTACGTACGCACCACGGCAAGGATCTTCTCGGCCTTCGCCTCGCCGAACCCCTCAGAGTAACCGGGTGCGGTGAACCGTAGGTTCGTCAACTCGACAAGCTTAGATTGATCGTCCGGCCACTGCTTCACGCTGCCGCATTGGCTGCGGCCTCGGCTGATCAAAGTTCTCTCGTCCTTGGTTCCGACAATCGCAGGGTCGATCTCCTTGAGAGCGGCGATGTACGCATCCCAGCTTTCCTTGTCGGGCATAGGAAGACCTGTGGCATTGACGGCGGGGGGAGCCGATGCGGGGCAGGTCCGGTCCTGGTTCATCTGGACATCGAACTGCCCGTCGTCCAGACCGGTTCGGGCCTTGCCGAGCGTGCCGATCCCGAACCGAACGTTGGCCAGCCGGTTGTCGGACGTCTCGCTGCCACCGGTGGAGCAGTTGATGGACACGTGGTAGCTGGTCTCCCTGGTTTGCTTACTCCGCAGATCGACGCCGATGGCCTCTACCTGGTCGGCGGTAAGCACCTGATCCACCTCGACGACAATGTCCCCACCCTCCTGACTGACCGCAGTGTAGGCGGGAGGGCTCTCGAGTTCGGTGTCGTCGTCGCTGAACAACAGGCCGCCAATCAGACCGGCGAACAGCACGAGCGTCAGCGCCCCGGCGACGGCACTGAGTACGACGACGGCTGTCGACGGTTTCCGCTTCTGACTCATCTTCAACCTTCCGTAGCTCGCTGGTGACGCGAGCACCGTACACAAGGCATGCCCAGCTGGAGGTGACCGACATGGCATTGAAGCTCGGCGAGTTGGTTGCCTATCTCAAGGCCGACAACACACACTTCGCCAAGGGCATAAAAGCCGCCGAGGGCAAGATGCGGGAGCTCGGCGAGCGAGCCAAGCAGCACGGCCCCGTCCTGGGTGCCGCGCTCGCCGCAGGAATCGGCGCCGGCCTGGTCGAGGGCCTGCACATGGACGCCGCCCGCGCGAAACTGACCGCCCGGGTGGGTGATCCGGCGCTGGCGCAGTCAATCGGTGAGGCCGCCGGGCGGGTATATGCCCGTGGGTTCGGCGAGTCGGCGGATCAGGTGATGGAAGCCACGCAGGCGGTGGTCTCCTCGCACCTGGCGGCGGTAGACGACGCCGGAGCGATCGAGCGGATGACCGTGAAGGTGCAAGCGTACGCGTCCGCGTGGGGGACCGATGTCGCTACGGCTGCCCAGTACGCGTCCACGCTTATCGGCTCGGGGTTGGTGCGCGACGCCGACCACGCCATGGACCTGATCACCGCCGCCTCCAAACGGGTGCCGATAGCGCTACGAGAAGACGTCCTGGAGACCGCAGACG